CCCCGAGATATATTATCCAACAGGACAAGTAAACATGAGTAGAATAGCCCATAATCTTATAGAAGTTGAACTCGAATCACCAGACGCAAATTATGAACATAAAGTATATGTATACGCTGTAAACTATAACGTGTTACACATTCAAAGCGGTCTTGGTGGTTTAAAATTTTAGTACGTTATACTAGTAATGGCCGGTCGTGTTCAATTACAAACATCTGGCCCACAGGACGCATTCTTTACAAACAACCCCGAATATACGTATTTTATAAAGAATTTTCAAAAACACACAAACTTTGCACCATTCTTTGTCGATTTAGACGTCAGAGGTGAAATTGAATTCGGGAATACACTACGGTGTACTATACCACAAAATCAAGGTGACCTTCTTAAAACGGTGAGTTTAAAAGTTAGTTTAGATGCAATAGATCAGTCTTTAAAAAGTTTTTTACATACAAATACAACATCTATCAACTGGAATGAATCTATAGGTCATGCCATGATTGAATACGCAGAATTGTATATAGGAGACAATTTAATACAACGTGTACCAAGTGATTTCTTAGCCATCTATTCAGATAATTATGTGACACAAACAAAACAATATAATTTAGCCAAACTCGTCGGTAAACCACCATTAGAACTTTCTGGTACAGAGGCTATGAGTGAAACAATTGGTAGTTATTTATCTTCATCGGCACTCAACTTATTTATTGATATACCATTTTACTTTTATAATAATCCAGAACTCGCGGTACCACTTTGCGCTATAACTAAACAAGAGATTGAAATTGTTATAAAACTTCGTGATGTAGATCAGTGTATCCACTCTCTCAGAAGTGATAGTCCTTATCGCGAACAAGAGCCACCTTACATTGCATATATATTGTATACCGGTTTAAAACCTAAAAATTTAATAAAAAGTTTAAAAGTAACAACTGAAATGATTTCTATAAATGAAGAGGAAAAACAAAAAATAATAAGTACTAAAATTGATTATATAATTACACAAATTCAAGAGAGTAAGTCTCAGATAGAACAGAGTACCAATTCAAATCCGGTGACAGTAAAACATAAACTCGAATTTAAAAACCCTATAAAAGAACTTTTTTTTATAATTCAAGGTATAAGAAAAACCGTGAACGAGTATTATAACGCAACATTTGATTATGATAATTCAAACAATATACTCGATAGTCTGTATATTAGTCACGAACAATTGAAAAGTCTTGAAATGACACTCGATGATACCATTATTTTAAATGAAGAAACGGGTAGTATTATAAACTTACGCGCGGTTCAAAGTGGAATACATCATACCAGAACACAATTGTTTAGGAGATACTATTCGTATAGTTTTGCTTTAGAACCAGAAAGGTGGTACCCCACGGGTCAAAGAAACTTTAGTTTAGTTAAAGATCAATTACTAAAATTAACTTTAACCTCTGAAACTGATTGTAAAAGAGAAGTTAGAGTTTTAGGCCTAAGTTACAACATACTCCGTGTAGAAAACGGAATTGCAAAAACACTGTTTAATTTATAATGAATCAACAGGAAAAAGACGCGACTACAAACTTAATAGAGCAGTTTCAAAATTCTGCTATAAACATCATTCAACCCGTTTTAGAACGGTCTATGGTACTTGCGGCCGAATACGCAAAAGCATGTGGGCGAGACATTGTTCTCGGCGAAGATATGGAATACGCCATGAAATATTGTGCCATGCACGAGGTCGGTAAGAAGATCGGCACACACTTTCCGGAAATATATGAAGAGGACGACGATTCAGAAGAAGACGATATTGAAATCGAAGAAGATGAGGATGTACCTTTTACACGATATTCAGGCCGCGAATACAAATTCGTTAAGATGAATATGGCGTACGATAATTGGGCGACGTGGGAACCAAAAAATCCGTCAGAATGGATGTTAAAAAATGCTATAGATAGTAATGAACACATCGGAACCGGAGGGATGGACGACGACTTCTGAATATTTTAAGATACGGGACGATGAAAGCTCTGATTCGGATTCAGATACTGAATCTGATACCGAATCGGAATTGGAATCGTTAGGCAATATCGGTATGTTAAAAGGATACATGAAACCAAAGTATTATAAAAAAATTTTAATAGAAGAAGAATTACTCCCTGATTAAAATCTCAGGATACTGTATATAAAATGCAAGAAACTGTTACGCTCGTTACGCGTGAACTCGAATCACAATCCCTCAACGCCATCGTCGCGGGCTTTTCATTTGCTGCCGCCCTTTCATGGATGGACTTGGTCAGGTGGATCGTCAACCAAGTTGTCAAGGTCAACAAAAACGGTGGTATGAACTACACTCTCACTGCCATGCTTACGACGCTCTTGTCTATCTTGGTCTACATCGGTATCTCGCGTGTTTCTACGCGTGTCCAAAAGCCAGCACAACCAATGTATGCGATTACCCGATAAGTTTCGGCTTACGCATAACTAAAAGTAAAAATAAACCGGTTGCGACCACCATAAATATAGATATAAACGCATCCCATCTACGCGGATCCTCCAGTTCGGGGATACTCATAGGTGGTGGAAGAGAATAGTCTCTTTCCACTTTAGGTATATTTTCCATTTTATCAGTAGAACACGTGACCGCGAGTTTAAGTATATGATTTGCATTTCTAAAATCATAGGGTATTAATCGATTATTGCTACTATAATAAAACTGAACACGTAAACTCGATATCGTTTTTTGTGACCCAGAATCAAAATTGTGTTCGACCGTATCGTCAACACCCGAATAGTTAATCACATCACCACACATAAGTATCCGACCCGTATAAAATGGTGTTTCCGAAAACACAGTTTTGTTAAACTCATCCGACCCGCTACTCATTTTAACTATAATAGCATCCGCACCCTGTAAATTTACACTCCCCGTTTTTAGTGTTAGACCATCCGAAGAAACATTACTTGCAGGTAGACCTAATATATCGTGTGGTGTGGTGTACCCATTAGGACCATGTACATACCCATTCGTACCACCATAAAAGTCGAATGTAAATGGGTATGTTGGTGCAGTAAACTCGATCGTATTTGTATCTCTATCGTATATTGCTGAACTTATATTTGAAGACTGAGTTACAATTTCATTTGCCAGTGTTGTTCCACTATAATTATCATTTGGTAAAGATATAGTCTGTCCACTAATAGAAAATGTATTGTTTCTATCGTGTATTAATAACTGACTATTATGAATACGTGCTGATATAAGTGATAACTTCGTCACGTCATAAATGGGTGTTTTTAGGTAGACTACATAATCACTTGGATTTGGGTACAAAATGGGGTCTCGTTCACCACTATCTATATCTAAGGTGTGTACCTTCATTAAAATATATGAACAATATTTTAATGCGTGTATGTCTCAATTTTACATATTTAATAGATGCTATTAACCAATGGGTTATTTGCGAGCTGTCTTTTTGCTGTATCTAAGCTCATGTTGGTCGCATTTGGATTCATTTGACCCTTGTATGGATTAAAATTGTGGTAATCGTTTGGTCTATAGTGTTGCGTCCATGCACCATTTGCGGCATTTACTCTACCGTCTATACGACTCGTGTCTGAACGAACACTTGTGACCATACCACCTTGGTTGAGTGCGTCGGCGCGAACGTTCATTCGGCCTGGACCAGCCATACGATTTGCCTTACCACGTTTATCGTCTGGACGGAAACCGAATTCTTTCAATTCTTCGACTGTGTGCGGTGTGCCATACGTTCTCTTCTCACCAATCTTGGATGCTGGTGAATTCAAGTATCCGTGGTGATAACTGTTAATATTTGGTGCTGGTAAATTGGCGTATTGGTATTGTTCTATGGTACCATCGGCTTTATTACGTGTTGGTTCTTGTGCTCTCGTGAGTGCAGATACAATTCGTTTTGCACCTGCGTAATTTAAGGTATCTGTTCTCGTTCCCGTCTCGGATCTATTTGTTGTTCGTTTGGTTTTTTCGTGTTCAGATCTACCAATCGCACCACTCATACCTTGTGCACGCCCAAGGACGGTCGGGAGACGCTCTGGAAGAAACGCCGTCTTTTCCGGTCTGTTGTGTGCGACTTCACCAACGATACCACGTCTACCACCTTTACCGTCGAACGCTGGGCCGGACCTACCTGGTAATGTTGTTAAGCGGTACGCGCCGACGTTTTCTGGGTTAACACGGAATAATTG